GGCCGCTACGATACGCCCTTTGTCGGCGCAATACTAGCGACATGCCGCCCCGCATGACCCGCCCCGAGCATGCAGCGACCCTGATCCGAGCGCGACTGACAGCGGACCTGGACTGGCCCCGACGCCACCGACGAGCCGGTATGCCCTCGATGGATGGCCGGCGTCGATGGGCCGACGTCGCGCCAGTCGTCAGGGGTAAGCCCGGTGCGGATGCGGCTCACAAACCTAACCCGCGAGCAGGAGCAGGACGATGAGCACGTAGACAGCGATCCAGCCGACGATGAGGTACCCGACGCCTCGCCAGCCGTTGATCCGGTATGCGATCACAGCGAGTATCCCGAACACAAGGATCATCAGTCCATGACCTCCAGATAGAACACGATGCACCCGATGACGATCCCGAACAGGACGACGATGGCGATCGGACGCCATACCGGGACCGTATCGGCTGCGAAGTAGAGCATGTCGGACAGGTTCACGTCAGGATGATCCCGAGCACGATCACGATGATGGCAAGCAGCGCCGCCACCAGGCTCCACTCGGCGAGAGTGCCGTTACCGTTCATTCGACGTCCGTCGGCGGCGCGGTCGGTGTTGAGCCGCCGTACTCGACGCTAACGATCACGATCCCCTGACTCAGCGGCGCGAGCTTGGCGAAGTCACGACTGTCGAGGTCGATGACCGTGTTCCGCCCGTTGCGTTTGCCGCAGGCGCACCAGTCCGTGAGCTTGACGATGACGCTATGCCCGCCCGCGCTGACCACGACCGTGCGGTCGCGCCAGTGTCCGTCGAGCAGGTGGCGCAGAGCTGGACCGGCTGCGGCTTGGCCCTCGTGATATGCGTACCAGGTCGCATAGCCTCCGACAGCAACGGTGCCGAGTTGGGTAGTGGCCGGTATGGGTTCGCTCGTGCCCTCCGTCGAGAGCACATGCACCGGCATGATGCCACCCCAGCCGATGAGGATGGCGAGTATCAGGCTAGTCATCGGGCTCCGTCGTTGAGTAGGTGCATGGGTTGTGGTGGCAGATCCCGCATGGCGCATCCAGGTCCATCTCGGCCAACACGGCCTCAGTGTCCGCCAAGGTGAACGCAATCGATACCGGACCGTTCGGTGTCTGACGCGTGATCTCGGTCTGCCGTGTCGGACGTTTTGGTTGCGGCCCATACTTCGCAGTCGCCATGAGTCGGTCCATCGTCCGGTTGACGAACTCCTCGCGCTTCGGGTCGTACGAGCGTTCGGCTTGGGGGGTTGTCATTGCATAGCCGTCCACTTGTAGTCTCCTGTGATAAAGAGCCCCTGGTACGTGACGAGATACGGATCGGCGGGTTGCACACCATCCTCGGGTTCGACGTACGATTTCTCACCTTCAGCGATGTGCGGGCCGTTGCACTTCCACGGCGTCACACAGTTGGGGCACATGTAGTCCGGGTCGTAATCCGGCTCGCGTCGAGACATGACCACCAGGAACAGGACCGTGGCGCAGAACGAACCGAGCCAGGCGGCGACGAGGATCATCACGAGTCGCCGATCCTGTCGAAGATGGCCTTGAGTGTCATGGTGGCCTCCCTGCCGTCTGGTTCGTCCTTGCGTTGCCATGCCTCGTCGCGTTCACGCTCTGCCACGCCGGCGGCCAGTTGAGCCTCCAAGCCGAAGATACCGTCGACGACCTGCGACCAGGACCGCGAACGCCGAACGATGGCCTCGACGTTGCCGGGATTGTCCTCGAGGGCATGGTAGATGATGGCGCGCTGGCTCGGGTTGTCCGCTTCCCTGCTGTCGTGGATCGTCCCGGCTGGCGGGTAGATGAATCCGCGATCCTTGGCGAGCTTGCGGACGGTGCCCCAGCGGTAGCCATATTCGCCGTCGTCCCAGAGCGCCTGAGCCTCGAGCCATGCGTCTCGGCTATACGTTCTCATGAGTCCAGGACTCCACGAGGCGTCAAGCTCGCGCGCGCTGTACCTACGTCTACACCTTGTTTAGCGTTGGTAGTTATCGTCCGAAGGACGTCTAAAGCCTTGACGCCTAGACGCCTAGACGCCTCAGACGGAGCGTTACGCCTTCGATACGCAACCGTTCGTAACATTGTTACGTTCCGTCCGTATCGTGGTGACGCTTGCGGGACCGGAGACGGCGCATCCTCTCGCCTACCGTCCAGTCGTTCTCCTGCCACTCGTTCCAGCCGTCGACATACCAGCCTGGACCGTTCGGCAACAGGTCGCCTCGCTCAACCGAACGTCGGAACAGACCCGGCCCGAGCACCCGTCGAGCGATCGCCTCGGACTTGAAGAGTCCCCGGTGAGGTTGGCGATTGGCCGAGCACAGAAGCGTCACCATGTCACCGGGCGCAGCGTGCGTCGAGTCAAGGTTGGGGTCGATCCGAAGATACGCCTTCGGAAGCTGTCCGCGTTCTGGTGGCACATGAACTCCTCCCACACAAGGGGCGGGCGACCGAGCGAGGGTGTGGCCCCGCCCGGCTGCTCTCCCGCGATTAGCGACTGATCCGGTCGCCGTCACAAGTTTACCACTCACGCCGCCCGCCTCTTCGCCAGGATCCGCTCCCGGTTGGCGTAGTAGTACGCCCTCGAGCGAGCACAGGCACCCTCCCGGTCGAGGTAATAGCGCAGCTTGGCCTTGGCAGCCTCGGTCCGCCGATCGCGCCGCAGGTGGGGTGTCCGTCGTCGTCGGGTGGCGATACGCTCCCGCTCACAGGCCATGCACCGGGTCAGGTGTCGCCCAGCCCAGAACTCGCCCTCGGGTAGCAGCGGCCAGAACGAGCCGGACCGTCCGCGCGCCACGCAATCGTCGCAGCGCATCTCCCAGCCGATGTCGGGGCGGTACCGGACGCGGTGAGTTGTCGGTGAGATAGCAGGTGGCATCAGGCTTCCACCAGATCAAGCCACGAGTCCTCCCGATAGTCACGCCCGAGCAACGCTTCGAGGTTCTTGACGGTTTGGCGATAGTAGGACGGCTTGAGTTCGATACCGACACCGAGTCGGCCATTCTGAACCGCGCCGTAGACCTCAGATCCGACACCCATGAACGGAGTCAAGACCGTTTCGCCTGGATTGCTCCACAGGATGACGGCCCGCTCGATGACGTCGAGTTGCAGCGGGTGAACGTGCTTTTCGTCCTCCTCATCCCGGGCCGGTCGGAACGGCAACACGCGATCTAGTCGCACGTCATCCCAAAATGCCGAGGCGTACTGCCTCCAGATCCAATGGCTGTATCGGTTCTCGATCTGATTGCCCTGCCACCCGCGGTACTTGGCAAGCTCCGATGGCATCTGACGCTCCCCGGCGTACTCCATAAGCCCATTCGGATGAGCGATCGGGACCGGGTTCTCACCCTTGCGCCGGAACACAAGCAGGTAGTCCGCCGACGCCACCGAGCACCGAGACGAGTCATCGACGATCGTTTTGTGAGCGAGGCTCTTGACCATCGTCCGGTTGCGCACGGTGAGCGGTTCCTTCCAGACGTGATACCGGGCGACGTACTGCCATCCCTCGGCCTCATGTAGCCGGATCAGGTCACCGGGGAAGTCGCGCAGCCCGTCACCTTTGCCCGTGTTGCCGGTCGGGATGTCCATGCAATGGACCGCCGTCATCCGTCCCGGCATTGTCAGCCGGTACAGTTCGCGCACAAAGAATGCATAGTGTTCGAGGAACTCGGGGTAGCCTGTCGAGTTGGATAGATCCCGCTCCGACGAGCTGTACTGGTACAGCCCGGCGAACGGTGGAGAATACAACGACAGATGCACCGAACCATCCGGCATTGTCGGCATGACTTCCATCGAGTCCCCGTTATAGATAGCGAACTCGGGGGTTATCAGTTGATCGAGGACAGCCACGCGGGCACCTGCACTTTCTCGGTATAGTCGTTGGCGCGCTCGATCTTGAGCGCATCCCCCATGTGCGATACCAGCGCGTCGAACATCCGATCCGCCTGGTTCGCCTTGCGTTGCAAGTTCTCGAGCGCGTTACGCCCGCCCTCGGTGGTCACGATGTCCACGACCACGGGCTCCGTCTGACCGAACCGCCACATACGCCGGACGGCTTGGTAGTACTGCTCATAGCTATGAGATGGGAAGAACGTCATGCGATGCGCGTGTTGCCAGTTCAGACCCCACGCGCCGATCTTCGGCTTGGTCACGAGCACCCGTATATCCCCCCGGCTGAACGCGAGCAACGCTTCCTCCTTGGCGTCCGAGTCATCCGACCCCGATACCTGGACCGCGCCCGGGATCAACCTGGCGAGCCGGTCGCCCTCGGCGTTGAGATGACACCACGCCACCGCCGACTTCGCGTCAGCCAATAGGTCAACGACCTGCTCGCAGCGTTCCTCGATGGTTCGCCGCTGTTCGTCGCGCTCCTCGTGGATCCCAATCGCCGGAAGATCGAACAGGGTTCCCTCGGCTCGATGCAATGAGTGCACGATGTGCTGCCGATGCTGCAACGCCGGCAGGATGAACCCGTCATCCTCGAACCCGAGGTCGGACGGTCGGCGGACGGATCGAGCCCACGAGCAGACCCACCGCCAGAACGCCTCCTCCGCGTGACCCTTGAAGCGCCACTTCGGAGCCCCGAACGAGCCCGACTGCGACCATCTGAACCGCCCGCCGCGCGTCGCTGAGTTGTTCATGTCGTTCTTGAAGAACCGATTGAGCATATCCATATGCCCGAGATAACCCAGCGCCTCGGATGACGTGCCCAACTCGATGTAGTCATTCGGTGCGGCCGTCGCGGTGCAGAGCAGGCGATACCGCATCTTCCGCATGTACTCCGTGACGAGTGCCCGATGCACTCCGTCAAATGACTTGATGGCGGACGACTCATCGCAGACCATCCCGCCCAACTCGGACGGATCGAACAGGTGCAACCGCTCGTAGTTGGTGATCGTGATACCCGATGTGAGCTGGCCGGTCTTGGACGTATCGGCGTCGATGCCAAACTTCGCGGCCTCGGCCTTAGTCTGAAACCCGACCGCTAGCGGGGTAACGATCAGGACCGGCTTACCCGTATGTCGACGGACGTTCTCAGCCCAGACAAGCTGCATCGGTGTCTTGCCAAGCCCGCAATCCGCGAAGATTGCGCCGCGCCCCTTGCGGATAGCCCAGTCAACGAGAGCCGCCTGGAACCCGAACAGGAAGTCTGGCATCCACTCCGGCTCGAACCCATCGAACCCGTCGAGCTGAGTCTTGTGATCGAGAAACTCCGCGTAGCCGTTCACAGCGCCATCACCAACTGAGCAGCCTCGACGATCCGGTAGCCCTGACGCCCATCGCGCCGGCGCTCGCACACGACGTCGATGCCTTGAGCGCGTGCGTCCGATACCCGCCCAGTGACGTTGACGATGTTGCAGGCCAGGGTGATCTCGAGCGAGGTTGCCTGTGGGTTATCGCGTAGGAACCC